AAAAAAAAAATAAATAAATAAAATTTTTGATTTAGTATTAGTATGAGTGGTATAATTATTCAAAGGATATCTTTTAAAGATATGATAATCATTATCAAACTGTTATAATAGCGTTGTCATACGCATATAGCCTTATTTCACAAAATTATCGCTATGAAACAAACTTAGAATTGAGTGAAACATGCCCTAGTTTCCGACGATTTTTAAAAGCATAAAATGCTTTGGGATCTCTCTACTTAGGGCAGTAGAGAGATTCATTTTTTTATCGATATCACAGAGGATCATAATATGACAAAAGAAATCACTAATACATTTGTATCTTCTGACAACGCTATTGCACTTCCAGTTATTACTAGTGGTGAAGATGTATGGCTAAGCCAAAAACAAATGTCTGTTCTCTATGGTGTTAGCCATCAAACTATAAGCGAACATATAGCAAACGCATTTAAAGAAGAATGCCAAAATTCAACTCGCAGGAATTTCCTGTGTGTTCAAACTGAAGGAAGTCGTCAGGTTGAACGATCTATCGAACATTACAATCTTGACGTAATCCTATCTGTAGGATATCGTGTAAAGAGTAAGAGAGGTATAGAGTTCAGACGATGGGCTAATCAAATCCTTAAACAGAAGATTATCGACTTGATTAAGTCTTCAAAGGATAAAATTAAAGAGCTTCTTCCCTATAAGGAAGAAATCGAAAGACGCGAAACTATCGCTGCTGATTACCGATATGACCATAAGAAGTCTAAGCTTCAAATGATCAATATCAAGACCGGAAAGTCTACTACTCTATGGAATCTTCCAGTGGATGTCAAAGCTTATCTCTTAGGTCTGTCTAAGATTCAGCGTGGTTTGTTATTTGACCGCTGGAAACAGTCTCATAACTTTAACGAATTTGTCAGATTCCGTATGAAAAAGGAAGGATTTAAACTATGATCAATGGACTGGACAAACTTATTGATACTATGCTCAAGGTTTCCGAAGAGGGTATTCATAGTAATGATATGACTCTAGGCGAAATCGAAGAAGACATGGAATTCGCCATAGACGAACTCTGTAGAGCTAATGGTGAACCTGTTCCTGATTGGGATAAACTCACGGAGGAACGAGAAGCCAAGAGAATGGAAGAGGCGTAACATGAAAGAAAGATACCTTAAGTACGAGGAGTTGAAAGATGCTCGAACCTGTTCTGAATCAGGCACCCTTTGATAAGCGAAAGGATGAAGAGAACAGTAAGGCCGATCTGATTGAATGCCAAGAGATCTTCGATTCGCTCAATAAGGTTACTGGATGGAGAAGAGATCGCTGTAGCATTTGCGGAGAGATTCGTGATTGCATAGGAAACCTTCTAACTCGTCAGAGTATCTGCAAGGTTTGCAGGACTCTAGAAATTTTCAAATCTAAACATAACGGACAAAGCCCTAGATAAAGGAGAATATATGAAACAGAATGAACTCGAATCATTCCTTAAGTCCACACTTGAAGATATCAATACCGCAGTGCTTGCTCCTCAGGAAAATAAGCATACGTTCGATGATATTGCTATTGCCTTGAACGCTGTAGAAGCTAGCAGCATTCAGACTCTTAAGGTCGTAAAATACCTTAGAACCGTAATGGCTGACCGTGTGCATTTTGCTCAGGCTATGAGTATCAAACCGTCAGAGCTCATTGAAGCTATTGAAACAATGAATTCTAAGGCTGATAACAAATCTATCGGCTTGGCTAATGCAAAGGCTGAATCTGAAAAAGAAGCTCTTCATATGGCTCTGAGGGATCAAGCAAATGCCAGACGATAACACTACCAATCTTCTTAGAGAAGCATCAGAAAAGGTTACCGCCTTAAAACAACATCTTGATGTTCACCTTAAGACTCTATTGTCTGATACTTCCTCCCACACATCTTGTGATATAGAACTCCAACTCCAAGCTTCGTGTATCGAATTTCTACAATGTGCCGAAGCATTGTTAAAAGGATATACTGATTGGAGTGAAGTTCCATTGAACGTTCAGAGTGTATAACAGTAATCTTCTAACTTAAGAATGAACGGAATAGTGACCCGTTTACATGTGGCTAGCATATCCATGTGTACCTCTTTGTGATGTGTGAAACAAATCCCTATAAGGCTTTCGTCTGCCTTATAGGGATTATTTTTATTTCGTTATGACTGATCGCCCCAGTAAAGGCGAATGCTAATAAGTAGGCGAGTATAGCTACCGTCCCAGTACTTATAGACCGTGATCTTATAGTGTTCTGGTGTGGTTGTTTCTGTTTCCCAGACATCTGCTTCAAGACTACATTGGACATTATTCGTACCAGAGTACTGACCAATAGCAAAGAGTCTAGACCAGCTATTCTGAGTCAAAGTAAGATTGCCGTAGGTGCAAGTGTTATCTTCACCGCCAGATGAAGCATTAGTTCTGAAAACGGTATGATACTGAACAACGGTATTACCGCTAGCAAAGGCGTTCTTAAGCATGATATCAATACCACCGCCACTAGTACCCATACCACCAATCTTAAGACGACCAACAGTAAGCCAATCGTCAGCTGTATCCTGAAGGTGCGTAGTTACGTTAGCTGTACCACATGACGGCAGATGAGTCTGATCATTGCCATTGTAGATGCTAGGACTAGTAGACCATCCAGAAGAGCTCACGATATAGTGCTGTACGCCACTAGTGATCATGTTGCCTTCCATACCGATAGAAGTAAAGATAGCACTAGAGTTAGCCACATATCTACTCAACGGAATGAATTTCGTATTGGCAACCTTGAGGAGCACAGCTTTACCTGCTGCGATAGCTGCACCAATCTCGGCATAAGTCGTAGTGCCATAGATAGCAATGAAGACGTTATTAAGATAATTATTGCCATCCTGCCACTGAGCTGTACCGATACCCGGACTTCCGCTCCACTGGGCTACAAGGACTTTTCCTGCATCATTCTGTCCTACAGACGGAGCCATAAGACCGATTTCACTTCCATCCGCTTGAACTCTGCCATCGGCAATGATACTGAGAGTGCTAATCGTAGACGTAACAGGCGGATTAGCATTTGTCGTTTTAGTTACCTTAGCCGCATCAATATTCTGACGGGCTTGAAGCTTTTGAGCGTCTGTAAGGGTCTGCTGTACAGACCATAAGACCGAACTATTAGGGACTGACATGTTGTCTCCTTATGGTTATATTCATTTTCAAGTTGGGCTACTTAGAACGCTTAGTTGTAAGATTAGCCTTGAAGTCGGTGATGAGGATATCGAGCTTAGCATCCATCGAGGAAACCTTCTCTTTGACCTCGGCAAGCTCCGAAGTAGTCCGATCAAGTTTCTCCACTTTTTCGTTAAGCTCTTGAACCTGAAAGAAAAGGTAAGCCGCTAGGATGGCAGCGGCTGTACCTACTTTCTTACCAATTTGATCTAATGCTGCTATGGCTTTATCCATTTGCGGTTCCTCCCCATGATTGTGGAATCTGAGCTAATTCTGCTGCACCTGTAACTGTATTAGAACCACAATATAGGAATGTATTCTGATGATTTGAAGGAGGAATAGATTGAGAGCTTGCTTGCTGATAAAGAGCTAAAGCACCTGACTCAACACTTCTACAACCTCTAAATGCTTCCTTCATAGTTTCAACGGATGAAGTATCAAATAATGGTATAGACTTAAGGTGAATACAACCATAGAACATCTCTCCCATATACAAATTCTCAGAGGTATTAAAGAGAGAAACAGTTTCCAACCAAAAGCACTCAAGAAACATACATTCTGTGTTTATAGCAGACCCGTTATTTGTCGTCAGATAAACGTTCTTCAGGTTTCTGCATCTACTGAACATATAACCTAAGTCGCCATTAGACACATCTATTGATGATACACTCACAAGATTTGAGCAGTCAGCAAACATGCTAGCAAAATTATTAGACAATGAAGTTTCGCTAGGTGATGCTATCAGCTTGACATTTATGCTTCCTAGTCCGTTAAAGCTGCCAGCAAAAAGATCTTCCGTCCATCTATTTAAGTAATTAGATTTAGGAACTATCTTAATATCCCAAACGCCATCAAATACTTTTGACCACGAATATGATTGTACATTATCGAGGTATCCTAAGTGAATGGCGGATGGATTAAACGAAGAATCAGAAAACTGAAATCTAAATGTATATGAACCAAGAGGTGGCATCTTAACAAAAGGATTCCCGTTCGGGCTTAGAAGTAATTTATTATTATAAGTACACCACGCCATTTTACGCTCCTGTTCCGCCCCATGAAGACGGAATTTGTGCAAGTTCTGCAGCACCTGTAGTTGTATTGGCACCACAGTTGGTAAAGCAATCAGTATAATCAGAAGGAGGATTAGTCTGACTACTTGCTTGCTGATAAAGTGCTAATGCACCGCTCTCAACATAATAACACCATTTGGCAAATGAGTTCATATTAGTAACACTAGCCGTATTAAATAGAGGAATAGTCTTAAGACTATTACAAGCAACTAACATTGACTGCATATCAGTAACAGAAGATGTATCAAAGAGCGGAAGCGACGTTAGACTACTACAGCTACTAAACATATAATCCATGGTCGTTACTATGCTTGTATTAAATAGTGGTACGCTCGTGAGACTAGTACAGTGGCTAAACATGCTTGACATTATAGCAACCTTAGACGTATCGAAAAGTGGTACACTGGAAAGGTTGCTGCAGTCTCCGAACATGCTAGACATATTGGTGACTTTCGATGTATTGAACAATGGAACTGTAACTAGATTAGAACATTCTTTAAACATCCAATACATAGTAACGACATTTCGTGTATCGAACAATATCGTGCTTCTAAGATTAGTACAACCAGAAAACATTCCGTAAGTAGTCGTAATATTAGATGTGTCACACGTCTGTATGAGATCTGCCAAAACGGTTCCAAGTTTTTCTGGATGAAACACACTTATGAATGCTTGATAAAGCGATGTTCTATGATTATACTTTTTAGTTAATAAACAATCCCATACACCGTTCCCTAAAGACGTCCATGTGTAAGAAGACGCACAAGAGCCGCTTAAAGGAGTAATTGAAGAAGGATCAAATGAAGTGTCACTAAATCTAAATCTAAACGTATTATCAGCAATAGCTGTGAGATTCCTTCCACCAAACTTCAGGACAGTCCCTGAACCTTTGTTAAACCAACTTGACATAGTTAAGCTCCTGTTCCGCCCCATGAAGATGGAATTTGTGCAAGTTCTGCTGCACCTGTAGTGGTATTAGAACCGCAATTAGTAAAAGTGTTTGAGTGTCTCGAAGCACTAGGAGGAGAGGTCCACGTATCCCAGCAATTTTTAGCATAGGTGTAGTACTCCAAAGCTCCAGATTCTACGTTAACGCAATTTCTAAAAGTGTATCTGATGTCGGCCAAGATTTGCTGGGCACTAGCAGTCACGAAAAAGTCGTTCAACGGGATCATAGGAATGTATTTTAGGTTAGTACACCCTTCATACGTATAAGTAAGAGTAGAGAAGGCTCTCTCATACCTTGGAGGAATTACAAGATTAGTACATCCTCTAAAGCAGTATGCATGCCCGTAGTTCTGAAGGCTTCCGCCTTCAGCAGCTGAAGGAGTTTCCCAAGTAAAGTCACAGTTACGCAGAGCTGTAGCATTCCAGAAGACAGAATCGGACTGAAACATCAAGCCATCTTTAAGAGTATTAGCCCCTATGATATCTACTTTAGTTCCAATAGCCGCTTCAGTAAGTGGAGTTGTCATAGATCCGTATGCAAATCTGTTTGCGTCGTTTCGTCTAGGCACAGTTGCATCATAGATACCATTAGCTCTGTCAACCGCTGTCCATACAATACCGCTCATTCCAATTTGATCTACAGTCGGATCGATAGCATTAGCTATTAAGAATTTGAAACGGAAAGTCCAAGATGCAATAGCGGGAAGCCCCGAAGTACATACTCGTACTCCGGAACCGTATTTAATGACTTTGCCGTTTGAGCCTAACCAAATGTTTGACATAAGTGCATAGTCTCCTTAGCTATTCGGTAAAAGATGAAGTAGTTTCAATGCAGAAACCAGTGTTATATCCGCTGGAATTAGGATAGTCTATGTTTCCATTAGTATTCAAGGATATAGACGAGCTATAGAATTTAGTCGTTGATCCGTGAAGTAAAACGAAATAGTCAGAAGCATTATGAATCATTCCATTCGTAGTGTCAACTGACGTCTTTCCAGAATAACCCGCAAGCATACTTATAAAAACAGGCTTTCTTGGTATAAAAGTACCGCTAATCCCTGTATACGCATTATAAGCACCTTTATTTTTATTCGTAAATAATATCCAACTTTTTCCAAGATAGTGGTCAGAGTTGTTAACGAGACGATAGCTATCAGGATTAGTTGTATTCATTTGCCAAGTTAGGTTACCTGTATCTGGGTCTATTTGAAATAGTGAGAACGAAATGTACAGATCACCGCTGTAGTAGTTCGCTTGATGTCCATCGTAGGAACCATGACCATAGAAAAAAGACTTATTACAGGCAAAGCTCGCACCTGTGTTGCTCCCAGTATTAAGGGTTAAACTTGCTTTAACATTGGAGTTGCACACTATAGCAGAACTCGGAAATCTTATTCCTCTTCCAAAACTGGAACTTGATAGAGATGAGTCTACCGTCATATGTAAAATAGAAGCTGATAGAGTATAATAGTTGCGTCCAAAATACATATGTGTCGAGGTTACAGATGTCCCTTTTAGACCTCCGCCTGATACTGATAATGTACGCAGATTAGATCTACCTGCACTAGATTGAGATCCCGCTAGATAAGCAATACTTGTTCTGGAGGAAGTGTTAGCTGCCCAGTCGTAAATCTGTTTAGGATTTGGCCAGTTTACACAATAGGCAAACATTATTTGGGATGAAAATGAGTTTAACCTAGTATTCCATTTACTAAATGTAGAAAAATTAGCACCAAAGAACATCCAGTTAACAGAAGTCAGAGCACTTCCGGTTTTAGATAAAATAATTTCCAACACATCGTAGATATCATTGCTAATTTCGCAAAACGCAAAGAAACTTGAAAGAGAAGTAACCCCACTCAAATCTCCGGCATCTATAACTGAAAAAGACGGATACCGATATTTGTTAAGAAACGATGAAAAACCATATTGCCATGAACCTGCAGCTTTAGTCCAATACCAGTCATTATATTGGCTTCCACTTTTCTTTGTCCAAGTACCGTAATAAGTAGGAGGAGTAAATGAAGTGTCGTCAAATCTAATTAAAAGCGTATTTGCTGGAGTAACTTCAGGAGGTGCAGTATAAATAAGGGAAGACCCAAGATAGGCAGAACCTATCTTGGAACCCCCAACATAAACGCCACTGATATTAGAACCAAGTGTAATCGACATTATGTTTCCTCTATGAGATATAATACAGTTGATACAGGATTAGCCGGAAGTGCGGATACCTTTTGGATATCGGTAATCCCGGCTGTTGTATTCACACCCACAGCCCCACCAGAAATACTGATCATATTACCAGCAGAGTATGTAGTGTCAGTTGCACTGATGGTTACATTGCTACCAGAGGTAGTCATAGTGATATTAGAACCAGGCACAAGCGTGTATTCTGAAGGCTTATTCTGAATGTACGAAGGATCTGTAGAATCAGATTCAGTCCAATCGGCTTGCTGTTGAGTTCCGCCACCTGTTTCCCAACTATAAGATCCAACGCCACCACTGTAAGAAGCTTTAAGCACCTTACCGTCATCGCTAGAAGTCACAGCCGGAACATTACTAATCGTGGGTAAGCCACTAAGATCGCTATAAGCACCAGAAGTAGCAACTGTAGCGAGAGAGCTAGACAGAGCATATACAGACAAGTCAGGCTTGTTCGTAAGGTCATTGTAATTGCCACTAAACAAGGTCGGCTTATTCTGAATATAGGCAAGACTTGAGCTATCACTTTCATTCCAATTACTTTGAACAGGAGCTGCCGGAATTGTCGGCTTATTAGTCAAGTCAGCATAGTCGCCAGAAGTAGCCACCGTAGCCAAGCTAGAGGCAAGTACATACAGAGACAGATCAGGCTTATTTTGGATATAAGACGGATCTGTATTGTCTGTCTCAGCCCAGTTAGCTTGAACCTGAGAACCTCCACCACCGCCAGTAGCACTAATCGTAAGAGTCTTCAGAACGTTATCTGCAGTGATGGTAACATTTGTACCAGCTGCAAGAGTATATTCATCAGGCTTGTTTTCGATATAAGCAGGATCGGTAGTATCCGTCTCAGCCCAGTCAGACTGTACCTGTGCCGCCGGAATTGTCGGCTTATCTGTCAAATCGTTATAAGACCCAGAAGTAGCCACCGTAGCAAGAGAGCTTGCTAGAGCATAGACAGACAAATCTGGCTTGTTCAAGATTTGGGCAACACCACTTACAGCATTCCAATCACTATTGACCTGTGCAGCAGGAATCGTAGGCTTATTGCTAAGATCATTATAAGACCCACTTGTTGCAACGGTTGCCAAATTAGCTGACAAAGCGTACACAGACAAGTCAGGCTTATTCTTGATATAGTCAAGAGCACTAGAATTACTTTGGCTCCAATTCGCTTGAACCTGAACAGGAACGCTAAGGTCGAAGTTCTTAACATCACCAACAGTATTTTCGGTAATCGTCACGCTGTGGTCTGTACTAGAAAGCGTAATGATGGCACTTCCGCCACCACCGGAGCCACTAGCACCCACGATTCCACTCAAGCAGTACACCTGAGCGTACGTGAGCGTAACAGACACACCAGACAACACGGAGAGAGCGTCTGTGGTGAGTACAAGAGCTGCATCCGAACTACCGAGATTGACAGTCAAGAAACTGACTTCAATGACTTCTTCATGTCTGAAGGAGTTATCAAAGTTGTAAGCAATAGTAGGATTACCGTTAGTAATGCCACCAGTCACAGACAGCTTGTAACAATCGTCATCAAGCGTGGTGTTATTGTTATTGATCTTCACGAAAGCATTAACAGCATACGTACCCGGCTTAAGCGTAATCGCACCACCAGACACATAGACGTTTGTACCTCTATAAGCTGTAGCAGAAAGATTAGCGTTAAGATTAGTACCGCTTGCCAATGCAGTGTTAGAGCCGCCATGCCAATAGTCAATCATCACATCATCGGTATCAACGCTAATGACATTATTGTTTATATCGATACCAGTACCCGCAGTGTAGGTCGTGTCATCAGCCGAGATGGTAACATTCGTACCGCTAGTGCTGATATGAATATTCTGGCCTTCCACAAAGGTAGGAAGATCAGCTACAAGAGCATATACAGATAGATCTGGTTTATTCTTGATATAGTCAACAGCCGAAGCATTGCTCTGGTTCCAATCAGCCTGTTGCTGAGGAGCCGCAGTAGCATTAATCGTCAAAGTGTTATTGGCATTATCTTCAACAAAACTAATATTCGTGCCAGCTACAAGACCAATCTGTGTCGGCTTATTTTGAATATAAGCAGGATCAGTCGTATCACTTTCAGTCCAATCGGATTGGGTCTGATTAGCAGGAACATCGCTACCTGTAATAAAACCGCTATCGTTATTAAGATCGGAAGTCTTAGTCGGAATAGACGGCTTATTGCTAAGGTCGTTATAATCACCGCTAGTTGCAACCGTAGCAAGAGAGCTAGAAAGTGCATATACAGACAGGTCTGGCTTATTCTTGATATAGTCAATAGCCGAGGAATCAGTCTGGGCGTAATCACTTTGTACCTGAGCTGCAGGGATAGACGGCTTGTTAATCAAATCATTATAGTCGCCACTCGTTGCCACCGAAGCCAGACTAGAAGCCAATGCATACACACTGAGATCCGGCTTATTCTTAATGTAGTCCAAGGCAGAGGTATTGGTCTGACTCCAGTCACTCTGTATCTGGGCTGCAGGAATGGTTGGCTTGTTTGTCAGGTCATTATAATCACCTGATGTAGCAACAGTTGCCAAGCTGCTCGAAAGTGCGTATACGCTGAGATCGGGCTTATTGAGAATCTGAGCCACACCGCTGACAGCGTTCCAATCGCTATTAACCTGAGCTGCCGGAATTGTAGGCTTATTACTCAGATCGTTATAATCTCCTGAAGTAGCGACAGCAGCAAGACTACTAGACAAGGCATAGACGCTAAGATCAGGCTTGTTTGTAAGATCGTTATAGTCTCCACTAAAGAGCGTGGGCTTGTTCTTAATGTAATCGACAGCCGAAGAATTAGTCTGATTCCAATCGCTCTGAACTTGGGCAGCAGGAATAGTGGGCTTATCGGACAAATCGTTATAACTACCGCTAGTAGCAACGGTAGCAAGGGAGCTAGCCAACGCATAAACCGAGAGATCAGGCTTGTTTGACAAGTCATTATAATCCCCAGAAAACAAGTCTGTTTTCTTGGCATAGAATTGATCAATGTTTACACCATACTGATCGGCATAAGCACGAGCAGCAAGAATAGGAGCATCGTCAATCGATGACGCAAATCTTGTAGGCATAATGTCTCCTTAAAGTTCAGTGTAACCGATAGCCGGAACAGTGGGAATTTCAGACTTAAGAGCATAGACACTGAGGTCAGGCTTGTTAAGGATCTGAGCTACTCCACTATTCGCATCCCAATCGCTATTAACTTGGGCTGCGGGAATTGAAGGTTTATTTTTAATATAGTCAACAGCTGTAGAATCATTCTGAGCCCAGTCAGCTTGCTGTTGAGAGTAAGACTGAGGTTCGGTCCATACAGGATTGCCCTGATCATCTACTGAAAGAATATTGCCTGACTGTTGAGCTGTCGGAGTAGGAATATCCGGCACATCAGGGATTTCAGTCTTCAAAGCATAGACAGACAGGTCTGGCTTGTGCTTGATATAAGCTGGAGATTCCGTGTCAGTTTCAGTCCAGTCAGCTTGATCACCACTTCCGCCACCGCCACCACCTCCGACAGCATTAACACCATGGATAAACAGAGTAGCAGACGATAATTCAATATTGGAAGGAAGATCCAAACCAATCTTGTATGCTGCATACGGAGCCTTAACATCCCATGAGATTTCGCTTTCCCACTCATGAACGCTCTCATCCACAGTAAATGTATATCTTTCTCCGGTAGAATCCGTAACAGCACACGTTTCAAAGTCAGTTCCAAGAGTACCAATAGCTAGCTTCAATCTCAATGTAGCATGATAAAGCTGACCATGGCGAAGCAGAAGATCATTAGACTGGGAGATATTGATATTACCATCTACTCTAGTCTGCCAATCAATATTCTTATTAGTATCTCTAACGGTAGAAGTAAACGTTCCGTAAGTGTTCTCAACAGCTGTGATAGTAAGATTAATAATATTACCATCCTGAGTAATGGTAATGCTATTATCTGTAGACACAAATTGATAGGAACTTCCTGATCCTTCTCCGCCACCGCTAGTAACGTTATCCCATGTGCCTTGAAGAGCGTCATTAGAATCATAAAGTTCTACATAATACGCCTTATCGGTTTCAAGAGCCATAGTACAACGACCACCCTCATCGAGAGAAATAGTCGTAGCGTTCTTTACTCCACTTCCAGGATATGTATATGTCTGAATAGGCTGCGAGTGATCGGAAGCTAAAAACGTCTTCAGGTATCCATTAGCTAATGGATGCCCGTCATTATCATTAAACTGTAACCAAAAGGCTGAGGGATAAGCTTGAGAGAGAAGAGCCATAGATATCTCCTTGTACAATGGGAAGTTTTAGAATAGATATCCTTATACCCATAGAGAGTATAAGGATACTTATTAAAGATAGAATTCTGCGTTCCAAGAATCAAGATCAAGATTCTTTAAGAAGAACCTGACTTCAATTTCTTGGTGGGCTTCAAGGTACTGTGCAGTAAGCATCTTACCTCTAATTCCCGTTTCACCTGCAAGACGATACTTGAAGTCAGATACATGCCACAATGTAGCTGGCATTCCACTGTCTTCAGAAGTATTTACAGATTCATCGGTATGAACAACCACTCGATTGGAGTCTGTGAATTCAGATTTCCAAGGAGATGACGGAATCCTAAAGGATGGTTCTGCAGGACCAGTAAGAACAGTAGAAGGAATAGCTAAGAGCAGCCATTGACCAGTCAGAGGAGCCACACTAAAGATTTCACACTCGGTAAAGTATGAGCCCTTATCAGTAGTCTCACCTCTTCCGGCTTCGGTTCCAGAAATTCCTTTCCATTTCTTTATTCCGTTGTCATCATACATACCAATCTTTCTAACCTGAGCTATATCTTGATCATGCCACGGTGTATAAATATCTTGATAATCATCGTAGAAAGTCAATGTATCTTTCCAATTAGCACTATATCTCTGAAGGACTTTAGGTCCATTGTTATCTTCATACACATATGAATGCTCAGACTCATCGCTGTCAAGATGGGTTCTATCTACTTCAATGAAGTGCTTGTCGGTACGAAGACTAAGATTATGAGCCCATGTACCGTTACACTTTACTGAAGAACCGCTAGCTCCTTCGATATGATGAAGGCCTGTAGTTCCAAACGTGCAGTGAGAGATATTGAAATCAAGAGAGTTAGAAGCCGTCTCTGTAATAACGCCATTGATAGTGCAATACTCTGCAGTGATATCTTTACAATCAACATCGGCATTAATACTGCATCTAGAGAAACCGATAGCTGTAACAGTACTAGAATCAATATCTTTTGTAATGTTGCAGTTAACGAGTGTAGCTCCAGAAGTGTTGAACTTAAGCTTAGCGTCAATCATACAATTCTCTGCCGTAAAGGAGTCGGATACAGTGAGGAGACCATTGTCCTTCACAGAGAGGTTTACTCCGTCAAGATACATAGACCCAACGGAATTGTTTCTAACACTAACTGTGGAGTTATCTATATGAAGAATAGACGTTCCGTTAGTTTCGATATAGCCATCCCAGTTGGAAATAAAGACCTCAACGCCTTTACATTTTACCTTTCCGGAGAAGTTAGAGATATGAGTATCATCTGCAAGCTCAGGTTCTGATGTCAAAGTCTTTCCGTTAAGACTACCGATGTTAGTATCACCTTGCTGTTGCTTAAATGACACATAAGCATCTGCACCCCAGTCCTCAAGATAGTAACGAACATCTTCGTCAATGGTAATGTCTTCGTAACTAAGATCAGAAGCAAACATCTGAGGATAGATATCTACAACGCCGTTGATTGTAACAGCTGCAGCAATTACGCCTTCAGCACAATCAAACGTGCAGTTGACGAATTCTGTATTAGCCTTTTTGATATCGGCATTAAGCGTAACCAGACAATCCTCAAAGCTGAGTGCAGCATTATTGATATCGGTATCAATAATTACATGGCACTTTTCGAATGCTCTGGTATGACCATCGTCAACGTTCATAATGACAGTATTATACCATTCGTCACTTCCGTCATATGAAGAGGAATTAGCATCATATCTATACCATGAAGTCTTTACAGTAGCTTCCCTAATCTTCAGCTCAACATTCTTACCATTAAGCTCACTAGTGCCTGTATATGATAAGCCTTTATCGAATGTAACCTTAGCGGATTCATTATCAGCATCAGCCAATACAAATTTAAGATTACCATTGCATACAATAGGTTTTGCAAATCTGACTTGGGAGCCATTCAAGAGAGTATAAGTACCCGGCTGGAAATAGATTACGTTAGCCTTACCATAGTTATCCTGAGAATAAGTTGCAAGACCATTGAGTCTAGATGCAAGGACACCTGGATCGGTATAAGTAGAAATACCGAACGTGGTAGATTCCATAATGCTAGATTCACACAGAACCCATCTTCCAGTATTACTACGGTTAGAAATAATGGTAGCCCCGAAGTCTTCAGGTCTTCCATTTCCATCTACCCAAATGTAAGTACGAGGTGCAATGTTCTTTACATTCTCATCATAATCCAAGACCTGTACAACTGGATGAGTTGCGAAGTCTACTTGTCTAAGATCAGAGATATAACGGACAGTGAGAAGCTCATAGGTAGAGATAGAAGATGATTCAAGGTTACCAGAATCAATGACGAATTCTTTTTCAAACTGCCAGTGAGATGTAGTCCCAATAGAATTTGCTTCGTAGCCTTCATACATATAGGCATTCATATCGGCAATACCGTCGCCAATAAACTTTTCAAGGACTACCTTATACAGCCCGTTTTCAAGGAAGACCTGATGAGAAGGTTTTCCTCCCATATCAGTAAGGAGAGGATTGGAGAGAAGAGTAGTGCATTCTTGGTCAGCATAGATGGGCTTATAAGTTGTCCCATTTGCTTCAAAGAATGTAAGACGACCTACGATGGGTTTGCCATTACTGTCCAGGAATGTTGGCAAAGCGTCAAATAGTGTGTAGACCATGTGTCACTCCTATATCTATATTGTACAATGTGAAGTTTTTAGGTCTTGATACTTAAGATACCTATCACGCATTGTTAGAGGCTTAAGCATATCATAGGCTTCTAGAGTTAATGCTCCTGTCATTGTATGGCTTCCATCAGGCTTACGCATAGCAAGACATTGTTGGTTATGATTTTTATTATAGACTTTCTTATAGGTTTTCTGGTCGTCACAATATCTTACACCATACTTGGCTATAGACCTATCAATGTAATCCTTGTTATTGTTGTTTTCCTTTCTTGTACACCATCTTAGATTACAAGGACGATTGTCTTCTTTATTCCTATTTATATGATCAACCTCTGGGAGATTACTTGGATTAGGATGGAAGGCCATAGTGATTAGACGATGTACTCTAAAGTTGTGAATTTTGCCATCGACTTTAAGTTTTATAGATTTATAGCCATGTCTATCGGTCATTCCAAAGGTTCTTTGTAAAGGATGTTTCTTGTGCTGTCTAGCAATAGACAAATACTCTACACTTCCGTCCTCGTAACAATATACTACACGATCACCGATTTTTAAGGTTCTCTGTTCCATATGATTATCCTCTTAGATAGTAAAAATACCTCCTAGGATTATCTCCTAGGAGGGTTACGTTTCACAACGTTACATTCTTAAATTTCAAGTATATCTATACCATTCCTTACCAAGCTATTGTCTAAGGATGTCGGGCAATACATAATCGATGTTGTACTCGTTCACATAATTGCCCCTCTTCTTAGCCTGTTCGTAGTAGGGTCTCAGCAAAAAGTTGAGATTGATAGGAAGCCTAGAAAGAGTTTTATCCAGTGATCCAGATGTTTCTCTGTTCTTAGCTTCGGCTGCGGTTCTCTTTTCAGGGTCAGACAGACTCGTATTGGTGTATACCAGACCTTGTCCAGCACCCTTAGAAAGAAGATCAGGAATAGCCATCTTAGTAACCTGAGTCTTCGGAATGTCTCTAATCGCACTGAAGGACAAGTTAGGAGAAGCTTCATTCATCTGAGTCTTAGCTTTCAGAATGTTTGCTTCTGCTTCCTGTGCCTGAGCAGCTGTAGGAATCTGAAGATCGCCAGTCATTCTTCGATAGGCTTCGTTCACCCTAGCCAACTTCTCCGCATCAGCCCTAGAGATAGCCTTAGATACAGCATCAGCAGACGGATTTTCAAGATCTCCGTAATACGCAAGAGCTTGTTCCCATGCTTCTCTTGTCGGGTTTTCTCCAGCTCTCTCTCCGAGATTCTGTTTATTGATCTTGTTAGCAAAATCAATCAAGAATCCGTTAGGAGTATCGAACTTGGAAGACAGGGAAGCAATAGACGGATTAGGTCTAATACCTTCGTTGAAGAGAATCGGAGCATTACCCTTAGTTCCAGATACATCAACGCCTTGATTAAGTTGCGATGGAATCGTGGTATAGGGCTTGTACTCGAACGGAGTCTTCTCAGGATTTCTTCTAATCTGGTTGAACTTAGCAAGGAAGTCTCTAGTCCAGTAGTTGAGTTCAGCCGGATCGGACTTGGAAGACATATTCCAAGACGCATACTCTTTGGCTAATTCTTCAAGCTTAGAAGGAGTGAGCGTTCCATTCACTGATCTATTGTACGCTTCTTGTACATAAGAATCAGCCTGGCTCACTACGTCACGAGCTAGAGCTTTCGGATTACCAGCATAGTTGGTCTGAATGAACTTCTTTTCCTCTCCTGTCGGTAATTCACTCATGATTCTGATGTTTTCATCGAACTGAGGAGCAGTACCGCCAGAGGCTTTCTGAGCACCCTTACCAGCTTTATCATATCCGAGAGCTTTCAAGATAGACTGGGAGTATGTTTTAGGTCTAGCATCGTTGAACGGATAAATCGGCTTAGATGCCACCATTTCCATCGTAGTAGAAGGAACCTTAGTGACAGCTTCTTCCCAATTAATCGGAGTATTGTCATTGATCTTGACAAACTCGCGAGCTTTTTGGATAACCGGATTGAAACCGCCTTCATCGAGAGATGCTGGGATAGCTATTTTAGGCTGAGCTGTCAGAGTCTGGTTAATTTTCTTCAGTTTGGCTAATCTATCTGCTGCAGCTGCTGTAGCATTCAAAGATTCATCCAAAGCTGCATCATTTTTCCAGATTTCAGACGGAATTACAATGTACTTAGCTCCGCTTCGGTTAGGATCGAAGGCATTTGCGTCAACTCCGGACAATTTTCCGCTCTGAATAGCTTGATTGATTTTAGAAGTGTACGCAGTGTTAGCGGAATTGGCTAATCCTTCGGCTTCTCCTTGAGAAAGCTTCTTCCCGCCAAGAATAGGAGCCATTAAATCATTATATTCCTTCTGAGCCTTATCTAACGCTGTCTGAGCCTTAGAAGCTTTGTCCTTTCCAGTGAGCTTTAGAAGCTTATTGCCAGCTCCGGAGAGAAAACCTTGAGTAGCTCCGCCTAAGATAGCGTCTCCCATGTAATCAAACCCTGCTGTCGGATACTCTTCGCCTCTTTCTCCCTTTGCTAGAGAGTTACCAAGAGCTGCCATAGCACCAGATGCTACTGGGCCAATTTCAGGAATGAGAGCTGTAGGAATGGCAAGGGCATTAAGAGCACCACCTGCCATCACTCTAGGATTAGTCAGTCCAGTTTCAGTAGGAGAGATTTCGCCTTGCTGTCTAGCAATAGCAGCTTGAGAAGCAAACGGAACTATAGGAATAAAAGAAAGAAGCTTATCAGCCCTTCTAAGATTCTTATTGTAAGGCTCATTATATTCTTGTTTATTTCTAAGATATTGATTGGCAGTAGAAGTGTCTGCTTCATTACCCTTTACATTCATAAGATCTTTATTCAGTTCGCTTTCATCAAAGAATCTTCCGGCAGCACTATACGGAGTCCCGACATTACGCTGAGCGGACAATTCCAACTTAGGAATTCCTGCAGGTTTTCCACTAAAGATACGATCAGGGATTTGACTATCGAGCTGATAGGCTCTGAATTCTTCGTCTGTCATATGCCCCATACCAGAGGTTTCCTTAAGCTTCTGAGCTTCAAGAGCCTTGGCACTCATGCTAGAAAGATCCTTGGCACGATTGGAGAGAGATGACACAGCATTATTAATAAGCTTAAGCTTATCCTGTTCAGTCAGAGTGGAAAGCTTCTTAACTGAAGATGCATTTACATAAGGGCTAAGACCGCTGCTTGCGGGCTGAATTGTATTTCTAATGGCTTCCTCAATTACAGACATACCTTCATTAGATTGAAGTCTCTTCATAATCTCACGAGTCTGCTGAAGCACATTAGATCTAGCGAAAGACTCTTTGCGGTCGTCAGGAGTGAGATCGTAAACCGCTCTCCAAATTGCTTCATACGGAAGGGTAGAAGATGCTTTCTGCGAAGGGAGCAGAGAGGTAAAATTCGTTTCTGCCATAGCTTCTCCTATGTTATAGTACAATGGGAAGTTTTGATAATGATATCCTCATACCCTTTCGAGTATGAGGATTAGATTAGACGTACCCAAGCTGCATAAGTAGAGATGCAATCTGAGCATCTTGATCGGCGAAGTTAAAAGAAGTAGGCTTCTTTCTAATATCTTCGTTGGTTGCGTTATCAAGAAGCTGATAAAGAACCGTTCCTTCTTTAGTCTTGGACTTAAAGTAATTCAGAGCATCAAGATTCTTAAGCTTATTAAGCTTTGCCGAGATACCCCTAGAATTATTATTAGCCCACGCACCCAGAGTATTAAGGAATCTATCAGTATCCTGAGCGATCTTTGCCACTTCGAGTTCTCTACGAGCTCCGACAGCATTGCCTTCAGCTCCTTTCTCAGTCTGATAAATCCCGACTTTAGCTCCTTTAACAGCCTTACCAGTGTCGGCTTTATAGAGAGCGTCAAAGAGATTATCAAGCTCTTTAGTAGAAAGATTCTGAATAGACTTAATGCTATACCACGGTTCGGTAACCGTAGAAGTATCAACAGGAGTAGGAGCTGCAGGAGTCGGAGTAGCCTTAGTCGATTTGGGTTTCATACCGCCATAGGCTTCTTCCATCGGATGCTCTTCTCTAGGTTGAACTTCATTAGACGGAACATCACTCTTCTCATCGGAGAACGGAGTAGAGAGATTGTTAGCCGCAGGAGCTGCCTGAACCATAGCCGGAGCACTCATCCATTCTGGAACCCTGTATTTTCCGCCAAGATTGGAAGCTGCAGTCATGAGCCCTTCAGCTTTATCCTTATGGAACTGTGCCTGTTCTTTCATCTTCTTGGACTGAATCATAGCTGTTTCGTACTGAGCCACAGCATTACTGATTGCATTAAGGCGTTCATTAAATTCTTTTCTCATAGGAGTATTAGGTTTAAACCCATTAACCGTACGAATAAAGTCTCTAATGTTAGACGCATTTAACCCGTCAGCTTGCTGCATAAGGACAGCCACATCCTTAGGCTTAACACCCATATCACCAAGTCTTTGAACAAAGTTCTGCATGTTCTGGATTGCACTATTGATAGCGGCATCACCTTGTTCGTGAACTGCATCAGCTTGGAGCTCAAGATCGTTAGCCTGTTGGATAGACGGAATAGATACCTGAGCAAGATTACCTTCAAGACCCAACACCTGTCCATGAAGATTTCCAAGGATAGATTTTTGAGACGTAAGATTATCTGCCACTGCCTTAGTAGCTTCGAGCTGTCTATTACGAATGGTCTCAAGATTCTGAGCGGCATCCATAAGGTTCTTATCGCCTTCATCTCTAAATGCGTTTGCCTGTGACATCCAGAGTTGAGGATTAGACGTAAAGGCAGCTACTGCAGACAAAGCTCTTTGCTTATCATAACCTGTCTTACTACGCTTCAGGAGCTCTTGGACTTCCGGAAGCTGAAGCATAGACGGATCCTTATCCGCAATAGCCTTAAGAGCTTCGTCAATCTTAGGCGTAAGCTGCTTGAGATACCAGTTCCGTTCTTCTACAGTCTGCTTATTCAGTTCAGGAAGGTTCTTCAGTTCTTCTGGAATTTCTATAGCGTCATTGTTACTAAAGCTTTTAAATTCACTCGGAGCAACTGAACCACCACGGTCAATGCCTTCAGAGTTTTTAATCACTGTCATTGGTGCAGCATCAGAGGCTCTAGAAGGCGTATATCCTTTCATAGACTGCTCTGCAAAGAGAGCTCTTCCGTATCCCGGATTCCCTGGGATATAATTATCCATATTGACTTCGGATTGAATCTTTCTGTCATACTGAGATAGAGGATCGATAAAAGTTTTATTATCCTCTTTGCTTTCAGACACAATAGAAGGCTCATCTGCCTTAGGCTTAGCCTTAGAACGGTAAGATTCTGCTAATACTTTTACAGCATTAGGATCATTCATGAGTGCCATGAGGTCTTCACCACTCGGAAGGTTATCTTCGAAATGAGAATATTCCTTTCTAGGCTTCATTTCTACTCGTTGATTACGAGGATCCTGAAGGTTATTCAGAAGAAGCAAATTACGAATCTGTTCTTCCTGTTCCTCAAGAAGTTTCTTATCGTATCTAGCCTTAGCTTTAGCCTTGGCATCTTCCATAAGCTGTTCTTGAGTATTAGGACTTACGTTATTAAAATCCATAGCCATAATTTACCACTCCTTGTGAGTAAACGGATTGATGAGACCAAGGTTTTCTGGCTTAGAGACTGACTTGGACATCATCCTACGATAAAGGAACGGATCAATTCCATTCATAGAGAGAGTTGCATCACCCTCGTCTACCGTGACCTTAGGATCTTCAAGAGAAGGCTCTTTATAAGCCAAATAAGATGCTCCCACATCACCTACAGTCTTGGCAAGTTTATCCATCATATTGACCCATGGCTGTACACGGTTCATGCTAGATCTGTATGCCAAGGCATAAGCATCAATATTGGGATTAATATTGGGATGATTGATAACGATAGCCATATATTCATTCCTCCTTAAAATGCTGGCATAGAAGTAGACGGGCTATAAGACCCAGCCTGAGCCAAGAGATTAGCGTAATTGGTAAGGTAATTAGTGTATGTATTTGCCTTATCATTGTTATTACTAATGGTAGCTCCAAGTACATCACCCTGAAGACCAAGTCCGTTGCCAATATAGTTACCAATAGACTCAACCTGAGTTTTATATTGGTCAAGATACTGTTTTGCAGCAGCCTGTTTATTGGTTTCTTCTCCCTTCCAAATGTCTACGTCAATACCCTTTTCTTTCAAGTAAGCTTCCATAGCGTCTTTATAAGCTTTAGAAGCATTAGCAGAAGCAGTGGAAAGCATTTGATTCTGGAGACCAGAAGAATACAGACGACCTGCATTAGATGCACTAGCTTCAAGAGCATCAAGCTGCGTTTGGTTATTTAGCTTCCAAGCCTTGTCATAGTATTCTGATACATCATGGTTATCAGTCCATGTAGAAGGCTTATAGATAGCATCAGACATATCGCTATTCAGAAGCTCTTTATACTTCTTGATAGCATCTGCATTATCACCATAGACAGAATCTATTTTACCGCTATAATCGTCAATGGCTGATTTGTTAGTGTCATAAACTCCTTTGACAGAGTCATAGCCTTCTGCTACTTTAGAAGCTCCTCTAGCTGCAGCCTTCTGAGCCTGACGAGCTGCATTAGCTTGCATACTAGAGCCGATAATATTAGACAGAGCGTTAACACCTGCGGCTACGCCCATTGCAATCAGAGGTGCTGGCATACATTAATCCTTTGAAAGTATAGTGAACATTCCAGTTAATTGCCAGGCAGTATCGTCCGGCATTGATACAGAGACTTGAGTAATTCCCTTCGGAATCAACACTCCACGGCTTCCTGTCTCTGTAAGAAGCTGGGCAAAATACTGAGAGAGCTTATTAGGCGGAATAGCGAAGGTCATGGATCCAGACCCTATCTTTCTCCATATACATACCTTTCCAAGATATGCGACTTCGCTATCCATAGACCTTGCAGATCCCCATGATCCAGTAATAGCATTAAGAGCATTAAAGATAGAGAAATCAGTCACGTCATTCGTAGATTGAACTGCGTTGACAGTGACCGTTGAAAGATTTCTCATCTTAGGCTTAATATCGTCATTTATATAATCTGAAGCTTTCATTAGAAACTCCTTGTGATTCTATACTTAAGCTTAGATGTAGTAATGACGAAATCTACCGGATCATCGCATGAGACTTCGATTACAAAGAGCTTGCCCATTCCTAATCCATAGTACGCACAGTTAGCGAGGTATTGTCCAGCCTGTCCGAGTCTACTGGTATTATAAAAGCTCCATGTATTACCGCCATCATGAGAATAACGCATGAGAACCTTAGGATTCCATCCTTGTTTCTCTCTAATGGTTCCATCAGAAAGCGTTTGAGTAGGCTGAAGTTCTCTTGTAAGACCAGTTCCACATTCTACTCTAAACATATCTACAACGATGTTAGACATATCGCTGATGATAACCGGGCCTCTTCTAAGTCTTCTAATGGGTCTTCCATCCCACTCGGTATGCTTAGTCTGATCCATTACCACTAATGCATTAGCCTTATAGGTTCCGAAATATACTTCGCCATTAAAGTTACAAGCAAAAGACGGATACCACATTTCTGCTACGTTGGTATTGGCATCACGAGTAGATCTATTGTGCCATGCTCCGGTAGTGAAGTCATAACAGAATGTTCTATTAGCAGTAGGGAAGCTAATGATATAAAACGCATGACCGCTATAGTTATATGCAAACCCAAAAGCGTCTGTAGATTTATTCTTAGCTATAAATCGTTCCAAAGCTGGAGTAGAGATTCTCTTAGGCTGACCATTCTGAGAAGCAGTCCATACAGCATTATCGCCATCACCGCCGCTTCCAAGCCAACAAAGTTGATTAGCAATCTTGGCAAGAGTTTGAGGAGCGGAGATACCGATATTAGTACCCATTCCGGTTCTGGTAAAGCTATAGTTGCCATCTTCGTCACTAGAGAACCCATAGATGTCAAAGGACTTATTTCCAAATACCCAGAGTTCCTGAGCATTAATGGTTTCAATAGCTTTGACTACATCGCCATTAGCAGACATAGCATGGAAGTAGTTGTACTTGCCATATCGATCTTTCCAAGCCCATGTATTATTGTTTTCTTCATGGGTTCTAGGTGTGACACCATCATCTTCATAAATGATATTGCCTTCGTTATCTATATCATAAGCTAGATAAGTTCCGCCTTGATAAGCTCCAGGACGAGATAAGAATATGAATCCACTTTCACTGTCGTTAACAATGAGTCTTTCGCCCATAGTAACTATGTGCGTAGCATTAATACAAATCCCATCATCGAGATCTCTAAGGTCTTGGTTACGCATGTCATATGGATTTACCGGAAGAGGACAAGCCTCCATAGTGCTAGACACATCCGCATCACTGGCATGGACACTACAGACACGAATTTCTCTTTGTCCGTTTACCATACAGAGATGAGAATTAACGCCACCTGATTCGGCAAACCTAATAGGCGTATTAGTAGCTCCGAGAGATCCTACAAGGACTTTAGAAAGGTCTTCGTTAATTCTATAGAGCTTATCATTAAAGACTGCATACATGTCCGGTCTATAGTCTGGACCTGCTCCTACCGTAGTGATTCCTCTACAGCCAATCGGAGCTTCTGGAAAAGTAAGGACAGCCCTATTACCGTCAATGCTTCTAAGAATCTTATTCGTATAACCTTGAGAGTCAGGTTCTCCCATATGTTCAATAAACATATTCTCGGAGACTTCGGGACTAGCCATACGAACATCAAGCTCGTATGAAGAGCCCACGATAGAAGGATTTAAAACTCCGTTAGCCATATATTCTCCTTACCAGTTAGGTGGGCACAGAACTGCACCGAAGTTACCAAAGCCATCATTGGTTTCAATGTCGTTCCAAGTAATCATATGATCATTCTTCACAAGATCTTTAATATGAGCCTTGGCTTCGTCTGCAAGCATCTTTAAACCTGCGATAGATTCAGTAGGCTGCTGGTACTTTACAGCCAGTCTATATGCGATCCCGTACATCAAGTACTCGGTATACTGAAGCGGAACTGCAAGCTTTTCATTCATGTTAGCCATTTCAATATTCTTGCTATAGACTACTCTAAGCGGAAACATTGAAGGTCTATCCAAGATGATAGCTGTATAGGACGGATACTCTTCATAGCTATAATATGCCGGAGTACTTGAGACTGGCATGACGAATTTAAGCATGTCAGGAGTTCCAGTTCTAGTAAGCGTAGTAAAACGCAAGCCAACCCTATAGCCCATAGAGTTGATAATCTTAGGCTGAGGAGCTTGGACTATAGTCGTAGGACCCCATCCGGATACTGTTTCCGGAATAGCTTCTTGATTGCTTACAATATCTGGAGAATCACTAAGGACATATACTTGATAACCCTTAGGAAGGTCTTTCATTGCTTGTGCAAACGGAAGAAAGACTTGCATGTTAGCATTTGTAATAAGCTGATTCAATAGACAGAGTCCGAACTGGAATCTATCACCAGACAGCTCTTCGCTTTCGCCTAGCGTTCCGCTGTATGTAAATGCGGCGTTAATTAAATCTTTGACAGTAGTAAGATTGGAAACCATACTGACTCCTATATCTATCTTGTACAATGGGAAGTTTTAGAAAAGATATCCTTATACCCATATAGAGTATAAGGATAACATTCCACAGAGGTTTGGAATAGATTAGTCTACCTGAATGTAGAGCACACGAGCAAGCTTCGTGAGAACGAGACGAGTCATGTACGGAACATCGATACGCATGATGCTGTTACGGGTATTGACATTACCCTGTTCAACGGACTGAACAGTGAGTTCTGCAGCCTTAAGCTTATCGTTCTTAGCACCAGCGACTTCATCAAATTCGTAAGTATCGAATTCGAGAGCGTCTGCATCACGGACCTGAACGATTGCATAAGTCTTGCCAGCGGTCAAGCCGGAGAGAGCTGCAACAGTAATACCAGTCATGACACCAGTAGTGGCGTCAATTGCACCCGGCACTGCACCGATAGTCGGATTGGAGAGCTTATGACCAGAACCATCTTCTGCAAAGCGAATCTGATCTTCATCAAGCTGAATCCAGAAATGCGTGTTGTTAGAAGCGTCAACGGTCTTACGGAGAATAAAGACATAGTCTTCATTAGTGATCTTACCGTTAAGGTCAACAGTTTTGAACTTCTTATCGCCGTTTGCAGTAGCAGAGCAAGTAAATGCGTAGCCTTCAAAGAGGTGAGAAGTACCGGATTCAGTAACTTCGCCAGTCTTCCAGTTGATGGAGATATTGGCAACAGTCGGAAGAGTAGCCGGAGCCGTAACGAACGGCATGTAGTTTTCTTCAACCCATTCAGAGCCGAAAGCATGAGCAAAGACTGCGTCACCGTAGATCTTCTTCATTTCTTCGGACGGAAGGAACTTACCAAGAAGATTATCGGAGAGAGACGCAAACACGTCCGGATGAGCAAAGCCAACTTTCTTACCTGCCGAACGGATAGCACGAAGCTTTGCAGCAAGGATAGAGAACGGCTTAGAGGTGAGCGTAGAGGAACCATCAGTTACAATTGCAGAGTCTGCAAAGAACCAGTTCTTCTTAATGACATCAGCTTCAATTTCTGCACCAAGAGTACGAGCGTGCGGGTTGCAGATATCACGAATGAAGTCTTCTACAGCCGTGAGCTTATTCCATGCAGAGAGGGACACAGAAGTCTTGCCATCAACAAGAGTGACATCCACCGGCAATTCCCAAACGTCCTTCGGATCATTCGTAATGTCGAGGTTAGTCGTACCAGCTTCTGCCAGACCCGGATCCGGGACATAGAAGCGATAGGTCATACCGGCTTTCTTACCCTTGACATCGTCCTTGAAGTAAGACTTAGCCATACGGATATACGGAAGAGAGTCAAGAATAGCAGCAGCAAAGTACTTGAGCTTGCTATTAACAAGACCACCAAGATTGGAAGCATTAGCCTGAGGCATAATAATAGTCCTTTAGTAGCCACGGCGGATACGAGCCAAAGCGTCATCCACCGTCACTTCTGGATTGGAACCACCGCTAGAGGAACCTGTGCCTGCTTTACCTACAATTGGAACAGCAGGAGAGGACTGCGAAGGTTCGGTATGAGTTTGAGTTTGATTCTTAGGAGTTTCAACCGCAGGAGTATTACGCTGCTGTCCAAAGACAGTTGCAATACGTTGCTGAAGCATATTCAAAGCAAATCTCTTATCAGTAGGATCCTTGATGGCAGCAATTCTTTCAAGGTCTTCCGGAATAGCTGCAAAATGGAATACCAATCTCGGAGCCCAATCGCTAGATCTAATAAAGTCAACGATGACACTATCAGAGTTCAGTGTGTCATTAAGACCGTTATTCATCGCTTCGCCTACAATATTATTATAGGCTTCGATATCTTCCGGCTTTGAGAACAACTCAGAAGCTCGTTGATTATAGCGATTAGTGAATTCCTGACTAGCTTTAGCTTCTGTCTCCGAGGCCTTCTTCGCTTCGGCGGCTTTCTGAAGTTGTTCAATCAGAGATTGATTTGCAATATACTTAAGGTAATCTTCGTTGGAACCGAAATCGTCCGGTCCAAGTTTCTGCGGCTTAGGGGCATTAGCTTTCTTCAGTTCTTCAATCTGCTTCAGTGCATTAGCCAATTCTCTCTTAGTACTAGAGAGCTTAGAGTTAAGTTTTGCAAAGCTATATTGCACCTGTTCTTCATGGGTGTACTGACGCTTACCCTTAGGTCTGTTCCCTTCTCCCTGATTAGAAGGTTCCTGATGATCACTAGAATTCTGTTCCGAAGTCTGATCAGGACTTTCAGAAGCAGGATTAGAATCTTCAGGATTTACGTTAGGCTGCGTGTCCGTACTCTGGGTCTCAGATGGTCTAGACTCATCTGGATTGGAGTCTCCTGTATTCGCATTAACGTCAGGTGTCTGGGTAGTTTGTGTAGAATCATTCTCGTCACTACCAAACGAGTCAATAAGTTCTTCATAGCGATTAGCCATGATATTCCTCTGTATATCCACTGCCGGTGGTTCGGGCATAATTAAATGCATAATCAATGAATTAGTTTAAAAATCCTATAGGCTTTTACACCTATAGGATTATACTGAACTAGAACAATCCACGATCAATCATATCCGTAGTAGTCTTAGCAGCAAGTTTAGACTCTTCAATCTCTGATTTAGATTGGGTCTTAAATGCTTCGGTTGCTAATCTTTCTCTCTCACGGAGATTTTCGTTGGCGATCTTTTCATTCTCGATATTTGCCTTAGACGCAATCTCAAGCTGCTGTTTCTGATTATCATTCTGAAGTCTCATAGCTTCCTTAGATAAGTCAGTATTAGCCCTCAATTCAGCAATACGCATATCAGTATTAGATCTAAGCTGAAGGTTCATTACCTGCATGTTAAGATCATTGATCTGCTTATCCTTAGCCTGAAGGACTTCTGTCATCTTGGCCTGCATATCAGCCATCTGTTGCTGCATAGCCATAAGCTGACCATTGTCAGAGAACACCTGAGGAGGCAGAAGTTGCTTAAGCATTTCCCCAGCTTTCTGTACATCTGGATTTACATCCAACTTACAGAGCTGATAGGCAATAATAGACTTCATATTCTCCGGAAGGAATCCGGCAATAGCAATAAGCTTAGTCTTTGCTTCTTCAGAGTTAAAGAGAGCTTCAGGACCTTCATTGACTGTTACTGCAATCAGAGATGTGTCTATGACAGTATCCGGCAGAAGAACCTTATAGAACTCCATGAGAAGAGTCCCAAGGAACTTCATAGACTGTTTTGCATGAGATAAGTAATGACTGATATTATTAACAGTAGACTTAGATCTCAGCAATACCGAAGTTGCAGTTTCTTTATCTGCCGATTCCACAAGCCCAGATAACGGAAGACCCGATACTTCAGTAAGCACAGACTTCTGATTTCCAATGACTTCTGTAATATCAGAAGTAGGGAAGCTATTATCGACTCTAGAAGGCGGAGACAGCTTCTTTCCATCAGCACTATATTCCTTGTAGGGAACAACCGGATTAAGACGTCTATTAATGTTCTTGTAATAGTCAATGTTACCTTCAAGACCTTCCTTTGGAACGGACATGACAGGGACAGGAGCATTTGCAAGGCGTTCTACGAGCTGCGATTCGGCATAGTTAAGAACCTTTTGCCCATCTACAATCTTATGAATCAGCCCTACATATTCAGTCTTGCCATCTTTATCATAAGAGATTTCGCCCTTAAAGGTAACAATAGGAATATGAGAAATCTGAAGAGTGACAGAAGAGATAACCTTATTACCGATCATCTTAGAAATGATACATGCGTTTCTAGATTCAGTCATCTCGTAGAATGTAACGAGAGTAAGATAATCTTCTGGAGACTTCCATGTCTTACCGAAATCAGATACAAGACACTGTAAGCCAGTATAAGATGTTTCTACTACATCTTCGCCATATAGTGATTTAGCCTTTGATTTAGACATGTACTCGACAATAGCCATCCTAGAGGAATCAGAGCCATCTACCTGAACTGAGTCAGGGTCTGGGATTACTAGAGCAGCATCTTCAATAGGATAAATCTTTATAACAGGCTTTTTATTCTCATCTAGATCAGTCGTCACATACAGATATCCATAACCCGCAGTAGCCATAGAGCGGATTCCAAGTTCCTTAGCGGTTTTAGTATCATCCTGGGCATCGAGCTTCTGATAGGAGAGATTGAGTTTATCAACCAAATCAGTAGGAGTCTGCACTAAAGACGTATAACAAACCTTGTAAGGCTTCTGAAGAAACGGATTAACAACGGCATTGACCTGATTGCCAGATACATTAAATGTAAGCTCGGCACGATTATCACCTCTATGGGATCTGTCATCATCGTCCCATTGATAGCCGGATGCAAACGCACGTTCAATCTTAAGTCTAGTTATAACCTTATCAAATTTATCCGAAGCGGTCTTACCGAATTTTTTGAAGCGGTCAATTACTGTTTTGTCTTCGTCTATAAAAGCCATAACAGGATTCTCCTATATATTGTACAATGGGAAGTTTTACAATAGATATCCTTATACCCATAGAGAGTATAAGGATAAATCTACCAGTTAGAAGCTGTCATAAGAGCATTAATCTCGCTCTCTAGCCTCTGACTTGTTTCTACGGCATTAAAGATATGAGTCCTATAGATATCTCCCTTCAAGTCTCTAACATGAGCGAATGTTAACGCTATGCCATCGCTATCATCAGGCGATCTCCCTAGAGCTTGTTTAATCTTATCCTTGGATAGCAGCTGAAATTTATCGTCCGTTTCTCTAAGAATAATCTTTTGAGCCGCAAGCTCTTCTTCAATACGGTCTGTATCGTCATAAGCCGGAAGATAGAGATTTGCAGATACAGCTATACTACAAGCCTTATACATATGAGCTCTGAGATTAAAGTACTTTGGATCAGGAGCCTTACTACTATACACGCATTCATTAACATTATAGCCATGATGCTTAAGCATATCTGATAGACCTCCTCCGTATCCACCTGTACCATCTATGTTAATGACATCAAGATCAGAAGGAGAATATCGAGAAGCTATGACATCATAAAGCTTATAAGTATCAGCGTTTTGAATCTTAGCAATTCTTTCAAGGTAAGATCCTTCTCTGTACCAGAAGCTATTAGAGTCATCACCATATCTAGCCATGTCAAGTCCTAAGACTCTATCGCCTGTTCTGAACGGAGTCCTAGTCTTCATAGATTCAATCTCAACCCAAGACATTAACTGGTCAGGTTCAGTGTCATCTATAATTTGCCCATAGACTTCCTGAAGAGCAAAGCTAGTATTGCCATAGTCCTTTAACAGTCTCTTGGCATATCTTTCATCTAGAGTGGTATTATCCATCGTAGTAGCATGAATGATTTCACAGTCATCTCCGGCTTCTTGAATAAGCTTGTTAAGATAACTATGAGCCTTAGGAGTAGAAATGAGAAGCAGCCTAGGAGCTCCGATCCTTCTTCCATAGACGTCCATACCACGACAACATGCAATAGCCACATCAATGAATTCTTTAGATGCTAAAGCGGCTTCATCAACGACTACTAATGATATACCAGTAAGACCACGGATATTGTCTAACGATACTTCGCTATAAGAATAACAGTAACATTCCGATCCGAACTCGGTAGTAATGGTAAGATCGGTCTGATTGACCTTAAACCTGATCTTCCATTTCCTTAGACACTGGAGAATAGCCTTGAACAGCACCTTCTTCACTTGTTTGTGTGTCTGGGCTGCACAGATGACTGATTCTCCGTTAATCAGATACTTACAGATGTATCGGGATGCTACATGAGTCTTCCCTGAGCCATTCAACCACGCCCCGCAGCCATGAGTATAGTATCCTTGGTGGATTCCATTACTCTACGCTGATGGGGCAATAGCTTGTAGTCCTTTATCACTCGTTTATTCATAATAGTTAAATTCTCCGATAATCTGTAATCTTTCCTGTATATTGACTTCTAGAAGAAATCTTTTTATACTAGGATCCACTACTTTTCTCGTAGTCTTCTTACCATTGGGTAGATGCACAGTCACCTGAAATAGCTCGTTATGAATCTTCCTATAGAGCTTCGGATCGTCACGGCGACGAACCCCATGATGGACTCTTATGGAGTTGTCGACACTATCCTTGTTAGACGCATTCTCACTTGGAGAAACCCATCTGAGATTCTCTGGTCTGTTATCCTTATTGTTCCGATTAATATGATCGCATTGGCAGCCATTAGACGGCTTTCCATTGAACGCTTCGCATATCAATCTTGCAATAGAGAGATGTTTGTTGCCAAGATGCACCCGAAGATATCCCCATGAATCAGGATGCCCGAATGTTCTAACAGCGGCTTTTGTTTGCGGATGGATGAATCCAACACTTCCGTCTTCAAAGCATTGTATCTCTCGTCCGTTTACATTTATCACCCGTTTATTCATACGCTACCCCGGTTCTTCACTGAAGCATAACTCGATCACTGCTTTCTCAGTCTGCTTATCCTCTTCTTCCGTTTCTTCGGAAGACTTAGGCTTAGAGACCTCGTTCTTTACAGTAACATTCGTAGATTTCTTGGATTGATCTTTTAAGGAGAATTCCTTAGAGAAACATCTTTCAAGGAGCCATGCGTATGAGTTCTTAGATATGGTCCCATACTTAAACTGAAGCTGCATAAGGATAGCTTTAGCTTTGGCTCTCATCTGGGTGTACCATGCCCTAAGCTTTATCTCGGTAATCGTATCTGGAAGCTTCTTGGGATCATCGTCTGGAACGTCAAGATAGTATAGGTCTAACGCCGGATCTAGACGGACTTTTTGGTCTAGCCATCCATTGGCTTCTGTCATGAACTGACCAAGAGTCTTTGCCGATATCAATATCTGTGTAATTGCAGATACATCTAAGCCCTTAGGAGATTTTACCCCAGAGTGAAAAACTGGTTCCGTAAATTCGTTAATCAAATATCCTACGGCTGTCGCAAATACTCTACCGGAAACTCCTTTGATGTTCTCGTTCGCTGTAGGCATAGGCCTATAAGAGATTTTGTTTCTGGTAGGCTTATGATGAGGACTATTACCTCTCTCAGGAATATATCCTTTGAATATAAAGTCTTCTATCTTGTCTTCTGGAATCCAGTATATGTCATTGCCCTTTCCTTTATAAGTATTTGATATCATAGTAGACAGCTGATACTTATATGGTGCTTTGAGAGTCCTTCGTACGTTCATGAGAGAAAACTCATGGAATAAGAGATTAACCCTATCAGGGCTAACCTCTTGGAGGACAATATCTTCAGGACGAACTTTCGGATTAATCTTATCTATGCGTTCCATACAAACCTTCCCTAGCCAAACATTGAAGAGCTGATTCTCCGTCAGGATTAGAAGGCTTGGAGACTGTCTTAGACGTCCATGTATCTACAACTGCCTTGAGACTCTCAACAGAGTCAGAAAGCTTCTTCATGGATTCTTCTAAGTTATGAAGTCTCTGATAAACCAGTGCCATACCACTTGGCTTCTTCTCCTGAACGGTAGGAGTAATAGATTCTTTCTCGTTCATTATCACCTCTGATAATTTGTTTTGTTAACGATACTCTTTCACTACTGAACACTTGCAGTGAGGATGAGTACAGAGAGCAGGACTGTCTACTGATACAACACGTCCGTCCATTTGTCTGCACCTAAGACAGCAAGATGGATTAGCTCTGAACACTCTTACAAGCTTTTTCCCAGAGTCAATTCTGTTCATAGCGTTTGACAGTAGCAGCTCGTGCGGTCCCATAAGTTACTTCTCCTATGTATATATCAATAATGTAGTTTATCGCCAATATTCCCTTGGAATCTTTCCATGAGTTCTTTCATACAAGTATTTTCCATAGCAATTCTATACAAAGTCCATCCAAGAATCTGCTGAAGGATTCTAAGCTTTTGGTACTGTCTCTCTGCAATGTTTCTAGATAGGTCTGGAATTCCGGCTATTCTTCTCTGACTAATCCTTTCTTCATCTTGTTTGCACAACTTGAATACAACTGGATCTAAGAGATGGGATAGCTCTGCAGCGTTATATTGCCATGCCTCTGAGTTCTTCATGACAGAAGCTAAACGAATGAGGTCAAGAGCCTTAAAACCTGCGAGATAACATTTGTCTAAATCAATATTCTTTCTCTTCATTCTAAACTCCTAGCATATAGAATCTTTCTTTCATGGATAGAGGTTTCAAAGCGATATACTACACGATCGCCTATCTTTAGTGTCCTCTGTTCCATATGACTATTCCTTCTTAGAATCAACAAGATTAAAAGAATTTGCAAACATAGGTTTAGCAGCTAGGGCTGCTTTTCTACCAACTTCTAGCATTAACCCGTACCACAAAACCTCTGCTCTAAACTTAACAGCTTGAGAGGAAGAAGACTTCGATAACATTTCTTTAAGCTCTTCTCTGGTCGGAAGTCTATATCCTTTCTCCAAGTGTGTGATTGGATCAAACACTGGCTTGGAGAGGAGAAATTCTTTGTAACAAGCTTCGGTGATTTCTTTATCGGTCATGGCCTCTTCAAGATCCTTTTTAAGCTTAAATCTTTCAGCCTTGGTTAATCCGTTGGCGTCTCTCTTCTTATTCAAAAATCTCTGGTATTCAAGATTCTTTTCATTATGAGGATAAGGGATCTTTTCAAGTTCCTTAAGCTCTTCTGCAGTCCACTGAATCGTAGAAGGCATCTTAGCTCTCATTTCGAACCTAGTTCCCCATTCCAGGTTAGATGGATCAAGATTAGCCGGATTATTATCCTTGCAAATCACAAACTTGAACTTTTCAGGATTGGGATTAGGGATCAATGCCGTAGCAATAACTCTAGCTGCTCCGTATGATCTGTCATTCTTAAAGAATCTCATAGTAAAACTGGACTTAGAGCATCTTGATTCCGTAAGAGTAACAGGAATCCATCTATGCTCCTTTACTCTAAGGTTAAAACCTTCGATAACTCCATCAGCCTTTCTTACTCTAAGATTGGCAGGAACCTTGAAGTAAACGTAATCGTTGTCTGAATGATCAACGATAAGGTCCGTAGTTTGTTCTGCATTAAAAGCCATATAGATATACCTCTGTGTTATGGTTTAGATTGAATCGCTCATTAAGAAGTTAGAATTCTATTCATAAAAATGTTCGGTTTACAGACAGTGTTATGTATATACTTCGAACTATAAGATGAATCGCCCTAATAAATATAATAATATTTAAAAGATATCTTTAGTAAATTACCTTTAACTAATCTTACCCCTATCTACAATATTTGTAAAAAATATTTATAATATTATTTTTTTTTTAAAAAAAAAATAAATAAATAAAATTTTTGATTTAGTATTAGTATGAGTGGTATAATTATTCAAAGGATATCTTTTAAAGATATGATAATCATTATCAAACTGTTATAATAGCGTTGTCATACGCATA